CGGAGGCCGCAGCTCTTACGCCACGGCCTCCGGCTGTATCAGTCGGCTGTCTTGAACGTCTTCCACGGCTTCCACGAGTCATCATCCAGCATCCGAATACTAACCTCCGGGTGCGCATAGCTAAACGCAGGGAGGAATACTTGCACCAGACTTCCGTGAGGCTGGCTGTTTTGGTTGCTGGCTATTACCCAGAGACGGCCACCAGAAGCCCCCGGCATATTGGCAACCTTGGCCGCAACGCTGGCATTCTGGACATACCCAGCGAACCCGATTTCACGGTAGTTGTTGAAGTCGCTGCCCGCCGGGATGCTTTCTCCAAACGTCCCTATTGGCGTGGGCGCCCCCGGCGCCGTTACATAGCATCCATTGTAACCAAATACCATTTCGATGGTTTTGCCGCCCAGCGTGGACAGGGAATTTCCGGACATGATCGCCCTATGCAGCATCGCATTGCTGAGATACTGCAGCCGGTAAAACCTTGCGATGCCATATGCCGCCGTCAAATAGACGGATGCTCCCATGGAACGGATAAAGGTGTGGCTGTCCCGGAGATCAAGTCCGTGGTGTGGTAACTGGATCACGTCCACGCCCTGCACGATGGGGAACATCTTATCTTGTGCTGGCTCCTCGATGTCACCGGTCAGCGCCAGAACCTTGTCCCCGACTCGCAGCCGTGCGCACATGGAGAAATTGTTGTAATTGGTGTTGCCGGTGTCGGCCAGATCCTCGTCCAGCGTGTAGTTGTAGTAGCCAGCGATAGTGGGCGCTGCAACATTGTAAAACTCCAGATAGACGGCTTTGGACACCTGTACCATCATTCCCTCCGTGGCGGGCTCCACGATCACGCCGCCGGCGGCTGTAATTGCATTCTTGATGCCGGTCTGTACGGCCTTATAATTTACACCTTTGAAGGCGTCCCAGCTGACGGCACCGTTAGGCAGATACCACTTTTCCACAGGGATCCCGCTGTTGAGAATTGTCGTAACGCCCGCCAGTGTGCAGTGGTCGCTGTGATAATGGGAGCCGACGAATGCCGTAATTTTCTTGATGCCATTCTGCCGCAGATACTCCAACAGCCGGTTTGCGCTGTCATTGCCGTGGTCGTAAACGACGCAGAAATCTTTGTTGTAGATCACCATACACAGCGAATATCCACGATCAGGATCACCGGACACTGCGTCCGGAGCCGATAACATCGCCAGCGTTGCAGTCACCTTCAAGTTCCCGATGGCCTCCGCGTTCGCTGCAATGTCCTCCTTCGCCGTCCCGATGCTTTCAGCGTTGGCGTCCACCTTCGCCTGTATTCCGGTCAGAATCTTCTCGTTGACCAGCTTCTCCAGCCGCCCGTCGTTATACATTACCGTGAGTTCGTCTCTGACGTGCTGCGGGATGTCGGTGTTGTCGAGAATGTCCTTGGTGTCCTTGACCATTTTCAACAGCCAATCCAAGTTGAGATCGTGTAAATTTGTATAGGGGAATTGTTCAAACGCCATTGTGTTACCTCCTTAATACACCAACAGAGTGAATCTGCTTTTGAAGTCGTTGACGATGATGTCCACCATGGATAGCTTGCGCCGAAGGTTGACTTCCTCCTGCACCATGGCTGTCGAGGTGGTCACGCCGATGTTGCCGTGGATGCGTCCGTGGTGGTCGCTGTTGGAGTCTGCGGCGCTCTGGCTGCCGTCTCTTGGTGTCATTTTGCCGCTGTCGAAGCCCGCCACCTCACTGCTGCCTGCGCCCTCGGAATGTGCCGTGTCCGTCCAGTCTTCAAACCGGTTATAGTTTTCGATAGGGTCGTACTCCGCCGTGATGGCCCGATACTGACGTTCCCAGCTTGGCAGCATGGATTTGGACCACAAGCCAATGGCCGTTTGCAGCACGACCGGCACCGGATACAGCACTTCCAGATCGGCACACTCCAGCAGAATGCTGTTGACCACTGTATCCTTGTCCACACCTTCCGGCAGCACCAGCCGGTCGAAAATCTGGCCGTCATAGTTATAGATGCCCAGTACAGATAGCTTACTCCTCATTGTCCGCCACCTCCCCAGTTTGCACCGTTCGCTCCGGCTGATTGCGCCAGTCCACGGATAAGTCGACGCCGAACATTTTGCGGGCCTCCTCGCAGCCCTGCAGGAGAGATTCGAGCCACAGCTCCGGGAGATTCCGGGTCTCGACATTGTTGGCGTTGACTTCATCAGAGATCAGACGTTCCCTCTTGTCGGTATTGGCATTGGGGATTCCAACCTTGGTGTCAAATTCGGCCTCGATTTTGCGCAGATCGGACAGAAGGTCGCTGACAATGTAGTTCTGGCCGACGTTTTGTTGGAATGCCTCCCAGCACACAGTCCCATCATCATTATACAGCGCCTTGTCCACCACCACAGCAGGCTCCCCGCTTGCGATACGGTCATACAGCTTCTTGAGGCTCTCCGCCGCATTTTTATTGGATGCCGTAAACACATAGGACAGCTTGCTGTTCAGCAGATTCACGTCGATGGCCTCGGAGGCCAGCGCCATTTCCTGCGCATAGAAACTAACCAGGTCCATGATTCCGCAGAAATCTGGTTGCAGCTTTAGCAGTACACAGTTCCGCCCAATTTCCGGTTCCAGCGTTCGCCTGATCAGCGGATTTTGGATAATCACTGATCGGGGCTGGTAAAAGACATTATAGCCCTTTAGGCCGCAGCCCTGCGGGATAACGCCGAATTTGTCCGTGTTGACGATGGCGACGAAGCCCCAGCAGTACAGCGTATACAGGAAATAGTCCCGACTCCATGTGCTGGGCATTTTCCATTTGAACACGCTGATAGCTTTTTGCAGCAGATAGCGCTGGAAAAACCTTGTCAGCCCAACATTTTTGACATGGACAGTGTTAGGCGTAGTTTGGGAAATGATTGCGTTTTGATAGTCGTAAAAAAATGGTGCGCCGGTCATAGTTGTCGCCTCCTCATGATCCACCAATATGGGGCTTTCGTTTGTGTGACATTCTGCGCCGCCTTGGCGCTCTTTGTCCGCTTGTCATCGTCGGGTCGCTGGACGGGGGGTCTCTTTCTGTTTTCGCTGCTACTCATACAAAAACCCTCCCGTCAAATATCCGCTAATGGTAACCATCTCGCTTTGTGTGCAGGGCAGGGACATTTCCGGGTCTGCGTGGATCTGATAACCAGGCAATGTATCGATTCTCCGCACCTGACACAGGGGACGCCCACGATCCGCATTGTTTTCATCCACGATTTTGATAAAGGTTGCAGACAGCTGCGGTGGTGTCAGAATCTGCGATACAGACCCATTTACGCCGATCGTGTTGACTTTGCCCATTACGCTGTTGACGGCATTGCCAATGCCTTGCGCAACGCCCATAGCATTTCCCGTAATGGCGCTACCAACGCCGCCTGCTATGGATAAAATAGCACCACCAATATCGTGCGATACTTGGGACAGCTGCACCTGGTGCCCTACTTGGGCAACGGCCAAAACTCTGCGGCCCCCGTCGATGGTGGTCGTTAAAACACCCTCCCCCGTGATGTAGTCCACACTGATATCAAATGTCACACTTGATACGCCCTTTAAGTCTTCGGGATCCAGACTAATACGGCCCCACGGTCGGCAATCCAGTATATACGACGCATAGGGCGCACAATTCAAATATGCCCCGCGTTCGCTGGCCTGCGGGTGTTTGGGGACATCCAACGTAAATTTCGTCTTGTCAGATGCCCCTATGCCGACATAGCCGCCACGTACTCCGGTATCCCACCAACCAAGTGTGACACTTCGGAATTGGCCGCCGCTTGATTTTAGCGGAATATATATTACAGATCGTAAATACTGCATAGGGTCGAATGCCGCTTTGGCCATCCAATCAACACCCGCTGCAACACCTTGATAAAAGGCGTCCGAAAACGCAGTTTTAGTAAACTTTGCAAATTCGGCGTAGGATAGCGATGCATAATCAGTAATACCTCCATCTCCGACGGTGCCGACGACATAATAACCAGCCCTATCAAACGGAGATTCCGCCGTACTGGTTTCCAACACAATATCCGTCTTGGCCGGGTATAACGTATCTTGGATGTCACCATCAAACGCGGCAGCGCTGCGCAGCACATAGGCGCTTTGTCTGCCGATTTCTGTCTTCCAGCTGGCCAAGGCGTCCACGGAACAGGATGCAATCCACTGGCCGTTGCTAAAAGTCCATCCAGTGATCCAGTAATAC